GACAGCGTTAGCATAGTCATTCATGCCGATAGCAAGACCTTCGCCGAAATATCTACCTCTGATACGAGCTTCTTTGGATGGGGAGCTCTCGTCAGTGGCAGCTTCATAGCCTTCGAGAGATTTCTTACCAAGGTTGAAGCCAGCCTGATAGACCTCTTGCTGCTTGGCGTTGATACCAGACACCAGGCCGTCGCCGAGATAGGAACCCGCAGAGCTGAACTGGTAGTAATAATTGCGAATCGCATTGACCGCAGCAGACAATTTAGACGTGAACGCAGTTTTGAAACTGGAAGTGCTGTAACCAGCCACGCCCGCTCTTACCTTGGCGATAAGATCTTTACCAGCGGATCTGAATTTGCCCTGCTGCTCACTGAAAGCTTCAAGGGCCACTGCGATCATTTCCTCAATGCCCGCGGCGATAGTCCCGTCATCCTCGGCGAATCCTTCGGCGAAGGCAGCGAGACCATTTTTGGCGAAGCTCTTAAACGACTCCGTCATACTGGCAAGGTTCTCGCCATCAGAAGAAGTCGCGCTGGAGATGATTTCAGACAAGGTTGTGACGGTAGAGCGCATCTTCTCGATAGAAGTATTGGTGCTCGCCCAGTCGACCTTGTTGATTTCATCGGCCAAACCAGAAAACCTCGGAATAACATTGGTGAGTCTTGCTACAAAACCGCCCTTGCTAGAATTCAAGAACGTACTAGCAGCTGCGGTCGCGATTTGCTCTTCAGAGCCGGAAACCATATTTGCGATAGCCGTTGCGGAACGTACACAGCCAACGAGAGAACTCAAACTGTCGACCGCTGCCTCAGGAATTTCGGTAAGGCTGCTAATTGCGGTGGCAAATGTGCTAATGCTTTTGCCAAATGCGCCAAGATCCGTTTCGCCGCCGAAAATATTTTGCCAAAGACCGTTAGTCCCAGGTGCTTGAGCTGCAAGTTCAGTCATCTTCAAACCCAACTCGGCAGCACGACCAGCATTATCGATATCGTCGTCTGTTATTGGCGGAAACTTGTTAACACTTTCGGCGAGAGTTCGTATCTGTATCCCAAATTTCCCAATGTCCTGCATGCCAAATATAAGTGGCATCAAGCCTTTGGTGCTGGGAATAGAACCAGCTAAAGTCAGGAACTCAGATGCAAGAGCAGCAGCATTAACGGCATTGGTTTTATCAGTGTCCGTTACTGCAGGAAATCTACGAACTTTTGCCGCAAGTTCTCTGATTTGATTGCCGAACTCGCCCAAGTTTTTCTCGCCAGCTATTGCCTGGAACAGACCGCCAGTTCTCGGAATAGAGCCAGCTATTTCTGCAAACTCTTTTCCAACGTTGGCCGCTCTAAGAGCGTTGGCAGTGTCAGTAGTATTAACACTCGGGAACCCGACAAGCGATCCGGCGAACTCTTTCACAAACTCGCCAAATTTTGCAAGGGGATTCTTGCCGAGATGCAGGAACGACGCAATCCTCTCGAGGATGCTGGCACCAGCAAGGAGTGCCATGGTTTCCGCAATCAGCTTGGCTCCTTGAAGCGCGCCGTCATCAACTTTGCTAAGCGACTCGAGTCCGGGTTTCCATGATTCTACAGCTTCGGCAAATATCGTCCCCATGAGCTTAAAAGCGTACATGACAGAAACGCCAATTCCGCCAATTATACCACCAACGAATCTGCCAATGCCTTCGCCGAGCAACTCAAGCACGGGGAGACCAGCTTCAAGGAATGTTTGAATCTGCGGGAATTCAGTAACCAAAGCCCCGAGCGCAGCCATTACGATACCAAGCGCTAAGACAATTTTGCCAAGCGAAAGAGCCGCCTGTTCTGCCAGTACCGCTTTCGGACCGATCTGAGCAAGAACAAACATCGCGCCGGACAATGCCAGAAGAAGGAGCGAAAGCGCCTCTGCAGAAGGAAGCACTGATTCTGGCGCCAATTCCGCCATCAACGTAAGAACCGCAGCCAAACCTGCGATAACGAGAACAAGAGAGCCAATGGCAGTAAGCGCAGCAGGAGTAACATTCGCCAATTTGGCGACATACATCAACACTGCAAACATGCCACTAACCATCGTAAGAGCCATAGCCGCGTTCATAAGTGCGCTCGGGTCTTTGAAAGTTCCGAGAGCGTAGAGAATACCTGCCAAAGCGACGATGACGGTTAGAGCCAGAGCAATAGTCTTGAGCAGTCCCTTCGAGGCGTCGAACTTAGATCCAGCCTTAATAATAGCCGCAAATATAAGGCCGATAGTCGTGACTGCAAAGAGTGCTTTGTTGAAGCCTTCGGGGTCGTTCTTTGCAAGTAGCGCAAGAAGATACATGATGCCAACGATAATGCCAATAGCCACAGACATCATGATAAGCGCAATACCAGCTTTTGTGGCATCAGGGCCTGCGAGCCCGGTCAAAGCCATCACGCCGCCCATAACCGCCATAAGAATAGAGACGACCTTCACGGCCTTCTCTAGCCCAGCCTGGTCCATGTCTGCGATCTGCTTCATAGCAATCGTGATGATAAGCAACGCGGCTGCCATTTGCACAACAGCGGCGCCACCAGCACGACCGTTCGGGCCGGCAAATCTCGTCATGCCCATAAGAACACGAAGCATAACGAAGACCGCGATGAATGCACTGATGTTCTTAGTGACCTTCGAAACATCGAAGTCAGCAATCTTTTCAATCGCCTCAATCAGAACATACAAAGAAGCAACCGCAGCAAGTAAGCCGAAGCCCATTCCGGCACCACCGAGCATAAACGGAATCGCCGCGGCAGCGACAGCAGCCAAAGCGGCAAATATCCCAAGAAATGCTCCAGCGAAGTCCTTAAACTTGAAGCCGGAAAGGTTTTTTTGAATTTTGATAAGAGTTCTGACAGTAATCGCCAGCGCAACCGCCAACGCCAGAATTCCGAATAGGGCGCCGCCCACTTGGAGTTTCCCATCAAGTCCAGCTTTCTGCAAACCAGCAGAAACAGCGATAAACGCAACGACAACCGCGGCAAACGCGAACAGCATCTCTTCGAGAGCATGCATGTTCTGGGTGACTCTGGATGCGTCAAGCGACTCCATGGTTTTAAGCGCTTTGACGATTAAGAACAGCGACGCGGCAATAGCGAGAATCACTCCGCCGACGCCGATACCGCCATCTAAGCCGCTCGACAATTTATTCATCACGCCTACTGCGAGAGCAAGACCGGCAAGAATCAATGCCATTCTTTGAAGCGCGTCAAGGGCGGCTGTCATATCTTCTTTGCCAATCTTTTGGAACGCTATGGCCAGACCGATCAGTGATGCTGCGAGAATAGCCATAGCAAGCGCGATGTTGATGATGAGACGAATGTTAATGCTGCGCACGATTCCCTTGAGGAAGCCTTTCACGCTGGAGAATGCGCCAGTAACTGCGGCCATCATCTTTTCAGCAGCGCCAGCCAAATCGGAGACACTGCCAAGAAGTTTCACGATCTTGAGAACGGCATAAACATCAATACCGGCGACGGTGCCAGCAATAATGTCGCCCCAGTCGAGACCATTTTTAATATAGTCCTGAACGCCACCGAACAATCTGGAGAGGGCAGAGGCGATCGGAGAGGATTTAATGTTCTCAAATGCGAGACCAAATCCACCGACCACAGCGGAGCCAGCATCAGCGACTTTCTGCTTAATCTCTTCAAGATCGAAGTCGAAGAGAACATCAATGAAATTCTCCTTGAGATCCTTGAGCATCTTCTTGAATGTCTCAAGATCGATCTTGTCAACGTCTTTCCAGCGATCGATAAACTCGCCGAACTTAGTACCGGCTTTTCCAAAGAAATCAGATACAGCTTTTCTGACATTTGAGACGACTTCACTGAACTTCTCAAATATCTTATGGGCCTTCTCGACGACGCCCATCTTTCTGCCGAATTCAATAAGAATGCCAATGAATCTGGCAATAGTATTGACTATGTTTTCGAGAATGCCATTAGCTTCAACGTTTCCAAGAATTACGTCATGAATATTAGAGAGCCAGTCACCAACCGCCGCAGTAATATCCCATATGCTTAGATTAAATCTAGACAGGACTCTATTGGCCACATTGAATGCGAGTTTGAACGGAGCTTTAACGGTCTTAACAATCAGGTCAAGAACGTTAAACAATCCCTTGAACGTTCTCGTAATGGCGTCAGCGTTGGCATCGAGACGATTCAATGCGCCCTCGGAGAAGGAATGAATGCGATCGAGAATCGTATAGAGCAGCTCAGCACGGTCGTAATTAAATACTTCGCCCCAAGCGCCTTTGAGGAGTCCGATTGAACGAATTAGAATTTGGATGCCATTTTGAATCGATTCAGTGAAAAGCTCACGACCGCTTTTTCTCTGCACGAGCCCGAGCAGTTTCAGAGTCTCTTCACTGAGATTTCCCTCTTCGTCGCAAAGATCCTGAAGCTTAGCGATCTGCTCGTCAGTGAGCCCGACAGCTTCACCTTGAACTTCGATGAGCTTCTTATAATCGACCGTCTGGCCCCACATTGTCTTATTGACGAGGTCCTGAACAGTCGCATAATCGTATCCGGCTTTGGTCAGAGCCTCGATACGAGCTTGGCCATTACCGAAATCGCCTCGAATGACGCGGTTAACGACCTCTTCAAAGTCGACAACTTTTTGGGTAACCGTTTCGATTGCAGCCCCGGTTTCGAGCGCAGGCTTTATAAGCCGCTCAAGCGCTGTCTTTAGAATACCACGACCAGAGAATGCGCCACCACTAATGGCACTTTCAAGAGAACCATACTTTTCGATCATCTGATCTACGTATTTAGTTCCGGCCACATCTCTAATACTCGATTCAAACTGATCGACGGAGATGCCGGCTTTTTCGATCTTGCCAGTAAGCTTGTCCCACTTAGAGCCGAAAGCTTCTTCGACAATGGAACCGAGGTTTTCAAGAGGTTCTACAAATAGAGTGTAGAAGTCCTCGGACATGCCGGTCCAGAACTTCTTTGCATGCGTATAATCGCCGAAGATGGACTCGAAAATGTTCATCCAGTTGCTGCTGACTGCATCCCTCGTATAGTCAATGACTTCGGCGAAGGTCTTGGTCTCCTGAGCAGCCTTGAAGGTCTTCATGCCGAATTCCATGGACTTATCGCCAAGCTCGGCAAGAATCTGGCCATATCTTTCGGCCGTTACAGCGGCGCCCTCGGCAGCAGCGTCGAGGTCCAAAGTTTCGTCTTTATACGCATCGATGTCCTCAAGAAGCTCGGAAGTAAGCTTCCCAGTTTCATTGAAAGCCTTATTCAGTTTGTCGGTAAACGCGCCGTATTGCTGAAGAGTTTGAGTGAGAACATCGTTTGTAAACCATTTATCAGAAAGTGCCTCTCTGAAATTCGAAACGGAAACGGCATTACCGTCCATGGTCTGGATCGTGCCATCGCCGGCCTTTTTCAGAGTGCCAAGAGCGAGCGCCGTATCGATAGCGGTCTGTTTAAACTCGGCAGTGGCCATATTCGCGTTCTCGATAGATCGCCAGTCAACAGCAGTGACTGCGCCAACACCAATCGCCTGAGACAAGTTATACATGGCTCGGCTGGCTTCAGTAGCATTTGCACCAGAAATAGCTGCCCAGTTTGCGATGCCCTGCATGGCCGTGACCGACTCTTCGAGGCCGATGTTATTTGAGGTGAATTTGCCGATGTTACTGACCATATCCACAAAGTTGTAGGAGGTCTCATCGGTAAACCAACTGAGCTTTTCAAGCTGAGCGTTAACGGCCGCCATTTGCTCCTCGGTGTCGCTATATACGCTCGAGGTCGCAGCCATGATTGTCTGAACTGCAGTCGTCTTTTCAGCGTATTTTGACCAACCGGCAGTGATCTGATCTACGGAAAGAGATTTGGCAAGCTGCTCGCCAGCGGCCATCGCCTGATTGGTGATTCTGGCAAGAGCAGTGACGCCAATTACCTCTAATGCAGAGAATTTAGCATTAACCGTCTCTACGCCAGCGGCGAGTCCGGACATGTTGACGGATCTGGAAGCAGCGTCGACATTTTTGAGCCCATCGGCAGCACCTTTGAAACTAAGAGCATTCTTAAGTTTTTCAAGAGTAGAGAGACTTTGCTGAGCATTTCTTTCGAAATTCTCGTTGTCGAACCGCATCGACACTACTCTTTCGTCAACTGTTTTGCTCAATGCCCATCAACCTCCTTCCAGACTTTTTCGGCCAATTCGTCGAAAATCGGTTGAAGCGCAGGATTGATATAGTCTCTTCCCTGCACGTATCCGCCGTTTCGAGTACCGTGGCCATATTGCAAAATAATGGCGATCGGAACGCCTTTATTAACATTCGAGTTTAAAAACACGAGCTCGTACCGATCTTTCGATTCTCGGACTTCGTAGTACCAAGAATCAGCGGTCAAGCCCGTGTCTCTCGGAGTGGCAGCCGATAGTGCCTCAACACCCATTCGGCCATACTTTTCAAGGATTGTTGGAATATGAAAGAGGTTTCTAGCCCCTTCCAAAAACTTGAACGTCTTCGAAAAGTCACCCTTTGCGGTGAGTCGCACCATCGGCTTTTGTCACCCCTTAGTGTTATACCGTTTAAGTCGGGCAGCATTAAGCGCTGCGTTTTGTTTCGCGATTTCCCGTTTACTCATCTTCTTCTGCGGAGCGTTCTTAATTGAGCACACCCGGATCAGAGTCAGCAGCGAATTTAAATGCCATTTCTTGCATTCAAATGGAATGTTGTTCACTATCATCCAGTAATAGATGAGTTCGGCCGTTATGATTTCATGTCGCCCCTTCCATTTTCCGCCTTCCTGAATCTCAGAAAAAGTGGTGGCAGTCATAGGGGCGTCTATATAATCGTCGATAGCCGTAATATTCTCGGGAGTCAGATACAAATACGTATCTGGTCTGGGATTTTGAGTAAGTGTCATGCATCGTATGTAGTCAAGTGTTTGCTCAATGGTTTTTGGCTCCTGAGTCAAGAAGGGCCGATTCCATTTCGCTTCCCACTTTTGGACAGATACAAGCGAGTGCTCTAGCTGGAGCTTTTGCCCTGGAAATTGAACGAATTCCTCCAGCCGCTCATCCCAGAGCTCACGTTTCGGAACTTCTATATGGAGCATCCGTGACTCCTTTGCCTTTACACGTCGGTAAGGACTTCAGCGAGCTTCGGCTGCTTTTCGATTTCCTTGGCAACAGAGCTCGGAACAATCTCATTTACGAATTTGGAAGCGGCCTCATCATTGGTAGCGAGCTTCATGAACAGAATCGGATACGCCGGAGTCTGCTTGAATTCGTCCGCCAGACGGCGACCGTCGACCTCCTTGATAAACCGGCGGCCATCGTTGCTCTTCTCGCCATAAGCATCCAGAACGAGCTTCTTGAAGATATTAATGAGCGCGCCTTCATCCTTGGTGCTGATGATCTTCTTAATGGTCTGGTCAAGACCGCCAGCCGTACCGTACTGCATCTCGATCAGTTCGGCCTCATTCATGTTGAAATAAAAAGCCTCGGTACGTTCAACGCCATTGTAATCGGTGTAAGTGATTACTTCTTTATGCATTTTGAATTTTCTCCTTTCTTAAAAGAAAAGGAGGACCCGATTAAGAGCCCTCCTCCATTTTGGTTGCTAATAAAATTAGCCCTGGCCCTCGTTGTTTAGGGCGACGGGGCGGTCCAGCCCATGGTGGTGCATACTTCCTCGGGCAGAGGCAGGTAAGGCTCGTCCTTATCAGTACCATAGAGCTTAGCCTCCAGGGCCGCGAGCTTGGTCTTACCGGCGGCGTCCAGCAGAGTAGTGTCGATGGTGATGCAAGCGACAGGCTTAGCACCCAGAGCATCGGGGACGGCCGCAGGAATGGTATCGATCTCCCAAGAGAACGTAATGGCCTCGGGAGAGTCGTTGATGGTCTGATAACTACGCTCACTGGGAGAAGCGGAGCAACCGTAAACCAGGTGCAGCTGATAGCCATGCTCCTCAAACTCGGTGTCGTTACCGACCTCAGTACGGACGCACAGACCGAACTGCTTGCGAGCCTGCTGACCAAACTTCACACCCGCGACCATATACTTCTCGCCGTTGCACTCAGCGAACTCCTTCGGATAGGTGTACGCCTCGAGAGTAGCACCGTACTCCTCAGCGGAGCGCAGATTCAGATACTTGATATTGTCAGCCCAGATAGCGTTGGACTCGGCACCAGAGGGAGTCTCGGTGAAAGCGGTAAGACCATTCCAGGCAACGCCGGGGCCATAAGCCTGGGTCTTATCCTCTTTGCTGGAGTCATACGGGTACAGAACGCCTTTGCTAGTGCCGGTTTCGTACTTTCTTTTGCCAACTTCATCCCATACGAGTTTTGCCATAGTAGGATTCCTCCTTAATAGTAGATAGTAAATGAGTCATGGTTGAGATCGTCCGCCGTATAGTGTCGTTCGTATCTGCAGCGCGGCAATTTAGCAACGTTTTCTACGATCGTGCTATCAGGATCTCTGTCAATGACCGTGACTCGATACATATGACCCAGATGGTACGGAAGATTATCGGCATGCCTATTGAAGATGTTCTCTCGTTCATAGACAATCGCCGGGTATTTCATCCGTACCGACATGGGAGGCTGATAATATACATTCGAGCAATACTGCTCAAGGAGTGTTTGAAGCTCCAGACGGTTCCGGGCCATTATAGACACCCCCAATCGTAAGAATCAGCCGCGGTTGCTGGATCTCGAGCTCCGTGATAGTCCACTTTGCGCCCATGATCGTCACATACCGCATTAGTTGAATGCTTTTCAAAGCAAACGGATCGGCTACGATACTGATTTGATGATTAAGAGAAATATCATCGTTCAGTTTATCGGCAGACTCGGTCCGGCGCCGGTTTTTAAGAATATCACCGAAGTAGTTACGCTCAGTGATTACATCTTCCCAGACGCCGGGCCTTGTCTCAGTTGGTACAGCGTAGCCGATCGCACCGTACCATTTAGCCATTTTGACTCCTTACGCAGACTTCTTCAGAGTCACGGTCAGAGCGGAGAAGGGCTTAATCAGAGCGCCGGAGATACGAGTCTCAATCAGGTACTTGTACTGGTTGAAGTCGATGTCGAAGTCATCGAACATGTTGATCTCGCCGCCCTTGTCAGCGCCGACATTGTAGTCATTCAGATTAACAACGATGCCGACCAGATCGTCGCCCTCGGTCATGCTGACTTCACCGTTGTTAAGCTTATAGCCCTCCATAGGCTCCACAGTCACGATCTCCTTGACGCGCAGAGCGGTAGCCAGCTCAGCCTCAGTCTTGTACATCTTGTGGCCGATGCCGTCCTCGAGCAGCAGGAGCTCGGTCAGAACATCCTCAGTGGTGAAGAAGGTCGGATTGCCGGAACCCTTGTAGTTCTTGCGAGCGCGGATGACGCCATTGATGATGGCCTTAGAGACCGTCTCCTCATCGGCATTGGCAGCAACAGTGATCGACACCTTCACGTTGAACAGAGGCTTATCGGTAATGATCGGACGGACATGATCCTCGGAGATCTTGTCATCAGAGTCAGAGGGGCGGCCGTCGCCAATCAGGATGGCGCGGGCGATTTCCTCGTTCAGCATCGTGCGCATCTCGGCACGGATCCAAGCGACCACGTCGAAGTCGGTGATGTCGATGATGTCATCGCGATCCAGCTTCTGCTTCTTGTAGATGGTCTGAGGATCGGTGGTACGCTTCAAGGTGGTGAAGACCTCTTCCTTCTTCTGCTTGCCCTTGATGTAACCTCTCGCACGAGCCTCATCCTCGGTGATGTTGGCATACACGGACTTGATGCGGCTGAAGGGAGTGCGATGGACGCCGTTCATGACCTTGGACACCCAGTCCATGTTGCGGCTGATCCACTCGGGAGGATTGTTCAGAGTGCGGAACTCGGGGAACAGCATGCTGGGATCGTTAAAACCATAGGTCTGGGTGCCGGTAGCAACATCCATGCCGGTGGTGTCGATGGAGTGAGCCAGAACGCCGCCCTCCAGCTTATCAGAGACGACCTCGCTCAGGGTGCGCTGGCCACGCTTGGCTTCATCAAGGATCGCCTTGACATCGGAATGGGTCAGGACATTCTCCTGCTGCTCGGTCTCTTTGTCGAAAACATTGTGCTTCATTTCAGTGTCTTCCTCCTCAGTTTCGGGATTTTCAGGCTCGTCGGAATGCTTGAGAGCCTCGTCAAGCAGAATGGTCACAGCCTTCTTCTGCTCTTCATTGAGAGTAGCGAGGACATCGCCGACGGTCTTGCCGCCTTTTTCCTCTTCGGGTTTCTTTTCGTCGTCTTTCATTTCAGACTCCTTCTCATCTGCGTGGTTGAGAGTAAGCTCTCCGCCAGCATTGTCAATCTCTTCGCCGGTGTAGATAACTGCGCTTCCATCGCTATCTTCACCATGGGCTATCGAAACCGAGTCGATAAAAGCACCCGGGTTCGCACCCGCAAGCACCAGACTTACCTCTTTAATGGAACCGTGCTCAACGTTCATGCCGTTCTGACGGAGCTGGTTCGCATAAATAGAAAGGGCCGAGACATCACCGTTCTCGACCAGAAGTTTGGCTTGCTTGCCCTGTTCACTTGGATTAAATGTGCAATAAGCGTAGACCCCATCGCCTCGGTTCTCAAGAAGCGCATGACCGAGAACATTATTCGGGTCATCGTGCTGGTGGTTCCAAACAAGCGGAACCGTGACCCCGTCGTTTTCCTTAAACGCATCCTTCAGAATCGTACGACCGTCAGAGCATCTAAGATTCGCACGGGTCGCCCAGCCGCCGAAATCGTATTTCATGCGGATGGTTCCTCCTAACTTTCATCATTTTGAATTTGTGGCTGAGATTTAATGTCCACTTTCGATTGCGACAGATTCTTGTTGCGAAGCTCATCCGCGGCGGGATCCTCGGAGGGCTTCATACCGATAACCTGTCTGAATTCGTTAGAGGTCATGATCTCATTACGAGTGAACTTGTCCGCAATCTCAGCAATGGAGTTGACAGGAACAAGTTTGAACGGATCCGTGAAATAGAGCAGCGACTTCTTCTGAGAGCGAGCCGTCTTCGAAAGAAACTTTCGAATCATCTCGTCTACATTCGCGGAAACCAAAGGTTCAACAACCCGGTTTTGGTAGTTCAGCATGGTCTGCTCGTCTGCCGTTCCATCTAGAATCCCTTGTGTCATTCCTAACTGGCTATAAAGCATGCTCGTAAGGCTTTCGATTTGGGATAGCAGGTTGTTATCGACAGCGCGGTTCAGCTGAATTACCTTTTCGGTACCGTCAATGTATGCGATTCCGTACTTAGAGCCGGATAGTTGTTTTTCAATCTCTTGATGGCGCTCGTTAGCCTGCGCCATACGTGCCGGAGACTTAATGGTGTACGGGAGCTGGATGATAAGATCCAACTTGCCCGAATTTGCCTGTTCGTCAACGGCGTCGAGAAGGTTAAGTTTTCGGATCAGACGCTGAAGAGTCGAGTTCGGCTCGTTCATCACGGCAAAGAATGGGTTCTCAATAATCGCCGTGCTGACTTTCGGAACTATAAGCTCTTCTCTCCGGCCGGTCGTCTCGTTATAAAGAGAGACCTTTACATGCTGCGGGTACCACTGCGTAATCTTGCCCACACGCATTGAATAAATGTCATAGCCTTCGGATTCGAGCGGGCTGATTGTCGTCTCTACAGGCACAACGGCGATGCAGCCCTCATCCAAAAGAGACATGTAGACATCCTGCCGGAATGCTCTGCCGGTCTGATCCAAGTTGGCAGAGACGTTAAGACACTGATTGAGATTCGTATTAAGCTCTTTCTCGAATCGATCATCTTCATCGAGCTGACAGTGCTTAATCTCGATCGCAGCAGCGTCCATGGCAATCCGGTTGATTACCGCAGTGACAATCGTCCGTTCATTTCCTCTGGAAAATCTTGGACGATCAGGGCGATAATAAGACCCGGCGCCATAGTCGTAGCGTCGGGGCGTGGGATCTCTATTCATGAAGGCGTTCCAGGCTTTTCGAAACCTGGAGCCAATGGAAACTTCGGCCATTTTGACTTAGTCACCCCTTGCTTTTCAATTGGTCTTCGATTGCTTTTCTATCTTTATCGGAAAGCTTAGGTGTCATTTCATCGATGTTCTTATCATTGGCATCTGCAATAAGCTTTGCAACTTTATTACTTTTATATGCCTTATAACCAGCAATGGCAGTCGCAGCGACGGGAACTCCGACGGCCATAATTTGTGCGGCAGTAACAAGCGTCGGACTTGTTGCGGCTATGGCCCATACAGGGAGCGAAGATCTCGCCATTCCTTCAAAAAACTGCATGGCCGAGTTAGACATACGGGCCGGATCCATCCCTTGGCCTATGGTGATGTCTATAAACTTCTTCCATTGCATAAAGCTTGCTGCCGACGCAACATTATTAATGCCGGTAAGTGCCCCTGCCCCTGCAAGCGCCGAGCCTGCGGCCACTTCTCCGGCCGCAACAGATGACCCCAACCGTTTCTTGTTCATTGCTTTACGAACGTCGTCATTTGCGTTTTCCATATCTGCTTTGCTGACAAGGCCAATTTTCTTACTGGCCGATTCCCGTATCGACTCTTTACTCAGATGGCGAACGCTTTTTGAAGTGAGCTGACTATGGACCTCGGATGCCGCCTTCTGAATACTTTCAGATCTATATCGTCTCTTACCTGCTTCAGTAAGAGATCCATCTTCATTCTGGTAACGCCGAACACCCCACTTCATTCCTAGAATGCCGTAGTGGTAAAGCTCGTTCGGGCTGTAATAGTACTGAGCCATTCCTTAACCTCCCTGCTTTTTCTTCTTATCGGGTTCGAGCATGGAATCGGCAAGCATCTTAAACAATTTCTCGCCGGCATAACTGACGCCTTTTTCGATACTTGAAGCCGCTGCTTTTTCAAGAGCCTTCTTATATATGTTCTCCTGCTTTTGAGTCGTGTTCTCCATAAGCTTCACATACTGTTGCTCTTTCGTGAGGCGGTTAATGATTTGCTGCAAATCTTCGTCCGACATTTCGCGAGCCTGCTGCTTTGGAGTTTTCTGAGGGGCGCTCTGTTCAGTGGTGCGCTTGGCGGCTCCGCTCAACTCGTTCAAAGTAGCAGCGGCTTCGTTATACCGACGTCTGCCGGCGGGAGTCAGTGTACCATCTTTGTTCTGATAGCGCCTCACTCCCCATTTCATTCCGAGAATGCCGTAGTGGTAGAGTTCATCGGAGGAAGAATCAGACATTCTAATGACATGCACTGTTTCTTTCGGAGGATGCGCTTTAAGGTATTCCATGTATGGATACATGGCTTCTTCTAGTTCTTGAGCTGTTGGATCCATATCGGCATAGTTAAAAATAGCATCCCAAACTTGATTAGCCATCGGATCGTTCGATCCAGCATTTGCTAATATTCCAAGAGCTCGCTCAAATAAAGAACCAGGTTTACTATTTCCAAGTGCGTTTTCAAGCATCTTCGAAAAATTAACATGTCTAATGCGATTGAAATCTTCTTCTGAAAAAGTCGGTTGCTTTTTATCAGACTGGTTTCTAATATGCCGCTTCATGTCTAAATCGACAACATTTCGCAATTCTTTTCGCGCTTTGGGGTCTTCTGAAAACTGCTTTACGCCACGCTCGAAATTCACATACGCTTTGTCATACATGGTGTATCTTTCGGTGCGTGCATCTTTTTCTTGTTTTTCAAGGTACTCCTTGTAAAGCGTTAACAACTTATCTTTATGCTGATCGTCCAAAATATCATCGATGCCACTCTTTGGCCATTTTTCCATAGCCAAATTGTCAGCTCGCTCAATGAATTCCATATCCCATAAATCTTGCTCTTTTGCGCGTTTGAGACGAGCTTCGGTACTTAAATCAATGGAACTGTTTTCTTTTTTCTTCTCACCTTCGACTCCGTATCTCTTCTTGCCAGCAGCAGTCAAAGTGCCATCTTTATTCTGGTAACGGCGGATGCCCCATTTCATGCCGAGAATACCGTAGTGATAGAGTTCATCGGAAGATGCAATAAACTGGGCCATTTTGAATTATTCACCTCGCATTTAATCGAATGCTTCTCGATTGTGCTTATATACGATGTATGCGTCCATCATGGCCGCTACAGCATCAATCTTTTGTTCGTATCGTCTCTTGAGGAGTTTCCTGTTGCCGTTGGTATCCTCAATAGTAATGCAGTTACCCATGGCGAAAGTCATAAGCTGCTCATCGAATAGCAACAGTCTCTCTTCGGCTAGTTTCTTAAGCTCGCCAAGAGGAACCGATTCTGTTTTAGCGCCCTGAATAACCTTCTCCACTCCAAATGGACCATTCTCGGTGCTCCACCACTCGACAAACTCTTTGGCGTTGTACGGGTCATAGCCGAAGCAGCGAACGTCATACTCGCTTTCGATGATAAAGTTGTCGAGGTCATCATAGACACTTCTCATATCGAGAACCGTGCCCTCCATAACAACCAGACTTCCTTCTCTGAGAAATTCCTCATATTTGGAACGCATAGCCATCGGAAGATCCAGCATAGTCTTCTCGGTAATGTAGTTCCGAGTCTTCACGCCGAACTCGCCAGTGGCCAACGGGAACAAAAACGTAAACGCGCAGAAGTCGTCGCCTTGAGAAAGGTCGGCGCCCAGCGCGCAAGGCATCCCCCAGAAACTTCTATGCTTATGTGGGAGAGTTTCGTTGTACGTGAAATAATACGTGAAACCTTCCATCGGGAGTCCGAATCTCTTTGCCAAAATATCGTTTCTGGCAGCTGGAGAGTTTTCAGCTCTTTCTACGTCAAGTTGGTAAGTTTCGTATGTTACGGTGATGCCGATATTGGGATTGGCTTTTGCCCATTTTGCAGGGTCGCCAACTTCCTTAATAGAGTCAAGCTTGTACCACCAGATCGATACGTGAGGAGCTCGGTAATCCCCTTTAAGGATCTCCATAAGCTCCATTTTGATTGAATCACCAGGGCCATTTCGAACTGTGCCTTCAGAGCTAATTGCGACAATGCAATAATCATCGTTATTGCCTTTGGCGCAGCTCTGCTCAAGAGCGCCAACGACATCCTCTCGGGTATCGCCGGAAAGCCATTCGTCAACGGTAGCGATCTTCAGTCTCATGGACTGTAATTTGTCGATCGACATTGGTCTGACTTCAAGCAGAGAATTGGTGAGGAAGTTCTCAATGCCATTCTTGGTCGAAGCCAGCTTCTGCCGCTTTGCGCGATTACCAGTGGTATTTTGCAAGGAGCCTTCAGTCATGAATTCGAACAGAGGGCCTCTAGCTCGAGTAATTGCGGTACGAAGAGGCGAAAGAACCTCATCTGCAAGAGACATCGTCGGCGCAGTAGTAATTTGGTGAGTCGTACTTTTGTCGATTGTAAGGAAGTACGCCTGAATACAGGTCGCGTACATCGACTTAGCCGCTCCTCGTCCGACGATGAGATACTGTTTGCGAATGAGGCGTTTCTTGATTCTCTTCTTGACATAGTGGCCGCCATGCCCGTCCGGATTCGGAACCCAGACGCTGCGGTCAACAAAGTAAAACCAGCTGAGCAGGTCTTCCGCCCAAAGTTTGAAGGTGTCTAAGAGGTATAAGTCGGATCCGTCTGTCAGAGTCAGTTCGTTTTCGCAGAACGCAATAAAGCCGTCGATTGCTTTGTCGTCATAGTAAATGCCCGGATTCGCGATCATGGCATCAATGCGATTCATCTGCATGGAAACTTCTTTACAGACTGGGATCTCGCCACGCAATACGGCCTCTCGAAAACGACCGTAGTATTTAGGCGTGGCCGTATTCGATAAAGCCATTTTGACTTACTCCATTTCTGCCGGGTCGACCATGACGTTGATTCGCCATGTAAGTTCATCGATCTGGCGATTGAGTGCGTCCGTCATTGTGCCGGAACTGGGAGGATCGAATAGCATGCGAACTCGAAGACCGACATATGTCTTAACCATGTTCAGCTTCGGATTAGATTCAATGAAGTCTGTCCACTGCTCTCCACCATCAGCAGTAATCTCGAACCCACTTTTCGGTCCGACTCCGAGTTGGAACAGAGTAGCGAGAACAGTGTTTGTGTGCATCACAATTTGGTCATCGAAGATCTTGTAGTCTTCAGTGATGCCGCATGCCTTCTTAACATCATTAAGAATTGTGCCCATGGTCAACCTCCAATCTGCCGCCACGGGCAGGTGTCATTTGCAGTCCTTTGAATAGGTTCCGTTACAAGCAGCGATGCATCGCCATAGTGGATTGCTTGATGCGTATTAAACGAGCAACAGATCAGATACTCGGGTTCCATTAGAAACTCAGTCCTTTCGACTAAGTCCCGAATAAGAAGCGGATTCATATGATGAATATAGATCCGGTCATGTAACTCGTAACCTTCTATTCCGAGGTCGCAACCCAAATCGCGAATGATGATCTGGTCGCGCAGCCTTCGCCACTCATAGCTGTGGTAGAACTTCTGATTTAAATATCGTTCATGAGCAAAGGTCTCTTTACCGACCGCTCCACTGAGCTTAAGATACTCAAACCGCTCCTTGAAAGTGGCCAGCTTTGAGAGTTCAGAATATGTTCTAATCTTCATACTCGTAATCCTCCGCTGTGCCGCTATAAATGGACATCGCCTTGATCGCACGGTCATACATTGCAGTCATGTCTTTCTCGGAACGAATTGCTTCAACCTGTGCCCGCTTCAAAGCAGCCTCACTTTCGAGTTTCTCTCGTTCAAGCCGCTCTTTTTCGGTTGCAAGTTTCAGAAAATGTGTAATTACTGAAGGAGAAGCGCTGCCGTCTTGCATCTGGCGCTCGGCACAATCCAAAGCGAGGTCAATCATGCGCTGCTCTCGAACTTCGGGAGAGATGGAAGGCCGAATTTTGCTGACTTCCCCAGTGGTTCCGACAGGGTTCTTCTTGGGTCTGCCCACACTATTCGCCTCCTAACTGCTAAATATAGTGGACTTAGTATAGAGTTTTGGAATGCTTTTCAAGAAGCTATGAGGCATTAGTCGCCGGAATATGTATTGGTGGAAGGAGGCCCATACACATGAGAGAACAGATCAGGAGGACAAAAGGAGATGAAAAGCCCTTTGAAAAGACCGTCTGCCTCATAGCCCCTTGAAAAGCATTTCGAAAATATCCCTCCGGGGAATTTTTTAGG